AGGGCCTTGAAGACGTTGCACCCGAAATTTGCGCGGCGCTGTAGCGTACTGTACGAGAACCTCGCGGCGATCCATGAGGCCGGTCGCCTTAAGTACCGCTTCGAAATCTTCGAGGGTTTCCGCCATTTCAGTCGTCAAAATGCTCTGGTTACCGAAGGTGTCTCGGACGCGGCGGCTTGGGCTTCCGCCCACAATTTCGGCTTGGCGGCTGACTTCGTTCCGTACCTCACGGCCGAAGAAGGCAAGATGCTGGGACGCCCATCCGGTTGGTATTGGCCGAAAATTACCGATGAAACTTGGAAGATACTCGAGGAGCAAGCGCCGATCGCAGGCGTAGCTCATCCGCTGAGTTGGGACGGGCCGCATATCGAATTCCTGAAATTCGAAGAGATGAGGAAAAAATATCTGGTATGAAATGGGGGGCGAAAGCCCCCCAAATCATTACAGGGTACGAGGGCCGGGCGTCCGGTCCTTCTGACGGCCGAGGATACGGAGGGTCGTAATACCGTCCGTATCAATGACATTGGCCGGAGCCGCCGCCTTGAACAAGCCGTCGATCTGAGTGGTATCCGCGTAACGGCGAGCGCCGTCCTCGGTGAGTACATTCAGAGCAGAAGCCGCAGCAGAATAATCATAGTTAAGAAACTGGTCGCCGTAGACGAGCAGATCGCGGAAATCGAGCCAATAGCCCTGATTGACATCCGCGTCGGTTTTGAACTTGCTTGCGAGCGGGCCAGCCGCATGAGCAAACTCAATGAAGCCCTTCTCGTAGGACGAGTGCGAGAGCGCGGGAAGCCAGTTTTCGAGGCGTTCCATGTAGTCGGCGAAAGAGCCCTTCGGGTCACGGAGATATACCTTCGGTTTGGTTACCTGCAAGCCGATGATGAAACCGGGTTCCTTGAACATACGGTCCTTGTCGGCGGTGAATGCCGTGAGCCACGACACGGCAGAGGACGGCGTACCCGTTGCGGGATCGACCGTATTGACCGGATATTGCCACTGGCGGTTATAACGCAGCAATTCCGGCTTGTACTCCGCCGTAGACGGAGTGTTTTCTTCCGTGACCGCCACGCCGAACGTCTTGATCCAGTCGGCGTAGTCCAAGCTTTCCAAGCCAGCATCACGCTGCGCCGACCAGATTGCCATGGCGTCGTTGACTTCCGACGCACGAATTGTGTCGTCGTTGTTCAGATCGATATCGGGATCACGATTACTACGCTTTTCGTCGGCAAGCGTCAGACTGTCGAACCAGTTGCGTTGCGCGATCTGCGCGAGCGGAATTCCGTCGAGCGAAGCGGCATCCCAATCTTCGCCTTCGTCGCGGAAGTAGTACTCCACGATGGTTTCCATCGCGTACTTGATCCACGGAGTGGACGTGCCGGCATGGTAAAACTTCGGATCAGCCGCCGCCCGAAGCGGAGCGGGATCGTAGCCAGCAGGATCAGTGACCATCGCGTCGAGGAAGTTGTCACCCAGATGGTATTCAATGTCGCGGAGGCGCACATAGAAATAGTAATGTTCCGTCCACCAGCCGAGCAGCGGGTCTTTGATCGGCTTAGTGACCGTACGCGATTGATGCACGAGGTTGGTCAGCGTCTCACCCGGAAGGACCGGGGAAATGAGAAACGGCTGAATTTGGAACGGCCGCGTTTTCAGGGAAAACGGATGAGCCGGGGCACGCTGGACGCGCTTAACGCCAGCATACGGCCGCGCGATGCGGACCTTGGGATCGTTGCTTTTTGCCATAATGAATCTCCACGAAAAAGGGGGGCTTTCGCCCCCGAGATTAGAACTGCGCCCGAAGGGGCACGACCGACGCCTGATTAGTCGGCGATGCGCCGACAGTCTGGACTACAATCCGGATGGTCCGGGGAGTAGAACTCCGGCGAGAGGTAGAACGCCGACGAGACACCGTGCGGCGTCTGGGGGCAGCATACCGGCCACTGCGAGCGCTGTAGCCAGTCCGACGAGCACGCCGCGCAGGAGCGCGGGTAGTGCGGCGGCGAGTATATCGAGCCATAATGACTTCCTTTCCATGAGGGTTACTTTCTCCTTATCGGAACGTTAGGACCGTACGCCTTATTCGGCGCATAGAAGTAACGCTCGACCACCTTTTCTGATTTGCGGTTGTCTGGCAATTCCCAATATTCACTTTCCCCACGATATGCGCGGCGCTTGAAATCGGACGTTTGCCGATACCATGGAATTGTTGTCCGGTCATTTCGGAGACGCTTCTCCCGATGCCACGTCTTTGTGACCGGATCGTACGTGTTTGTATAAATATACCGTACAGGATTGACCTTCGCGCCCTGCTGTTTGCGAAGCTTCTCATACACTTCTTCCCAGCTCCCGCTGTTACGTTGAGAAGTCAGACCATGGGGGAATTGAAGACCACTTTTTTTGAAGTTATCGGTGATCTTTTTAGAGGTCTTGCCATAGGCCCAGTCAGTGGCGTTTTCCTTCACGATTTCCGTGATAGCCTTTTCTATCGAAAGATCGCCAATCTGTCTTCCTAGGCGTTTAGCTCGCGTGAACGAGGTAATGTCACGGTCACGCCAAACGCCATCGCGTCCGCGCCAACGGCGCACTTTCCAGTGCAGGCCCTTGTACAGCGCGGACATGAAATCGTCGCTTTCCGTGAAGCCGCCGATCCAGCCTTGCAGCTTAGAAACCCAAGCCGCAGCATTTTTAGAGCCGAGACGCTTCTTCTTTTCGCGCTCGTCGCGGCGCGGAGGCCGCTTTTCGTGCCACCCGATTTTAACGCCGTCCGGCGTAAGGTCGATGGATGGCACATGTCGTCCTGGGGGATAGACAACCGGCAGCCTCGGCCACGGCGGGGACGCCGGGAGAGGGTCTAGCGCTGGAAGCGCCGGGTTATATGGACTGAATGGATCAGGCCAAAATTCCGGGGACGGAGGCAACGCATACGGGACTGCGTTGGGCTGGTACAACGGAACAGGGTCGCGCGCGGGCTGCCCGTCATCGAGATAACGATGCCAGTTTTCAACCATGGTACCCCGATCAGTGGCAAGATCGGGTGCCCAGAAGATAATCCCATCCGAAAGGTATTGATTAAGGTAGGGAAGAGCGGGATTTCCCTCAACGACGAAATCCTCTACAGGCGTGGCGCTTCCCCAGTCGTACGGTTGACTGGGAACGCCACAAACGGGCGGTATCCCATGGCCATACACAGGGCCATAATGGAACGCATATACAGCGGGCGGCATAGGCACCGAACAACGCAATCTGTAGCCGTATTTCCTCAAATCCATGCGCTCATTCTGGAGCGCCTGATAGAACGTCCACGCAGTCACTGCGCCGCCAACCCATGGCATGAACTTGCCATACGGAAGTCGAGGGAGCGGGAAGGGACGTTTCTTTTTTATGCCCTTGCCGAATGGCAATGCATTCGGTTTCGGTTTCCCGAAAAGGGGATCGCCGGGGCGAACTATCCGTTTCTTGAACGGAGGCTTTTTCCGGTTATCATTACCGGGCACGCGCTTAGGGCCAGTGGCAGGCTTTCGGCGTGCACCCGGAAGCTGGGTCTGTCTAGATTGAGCCATCTTCCTCTCCTTCTTTGTGAAGTCGCTGTTGACCAATCAGGGTACCTGATTTGTCTCCTTCTGGTCGAGTAGCCCTTTCCTCTCTACCGGCTGAGCCGTGTTTTTTAGAGAGGGGAAGGGGTCGGTGACAGCACGTTTACACTATCGTTAACTATGCAAAGAGTGCGCATCTTGAGAAAACTAAGTTTTCCCATACCCTATCGACGGTCTTATGCGACCTTCGAGGGCTTTAGTTAGGTACTTGGTGAGATACCATCCAGCCCCGACATCCGCCAACTTTACCGATGAATGTCCGAGGGTCCATTCATCTTGAATGTCTCTCTTACGAATTAGCTGGCCCGGTTTTTCATGTATGAGGGCGTGAAGGTGAACCCTTCCACGCATTTCCGGTGAGGTATCCTCGCTATCATGTATCTCACTGACTACGAGGTAGCGGAAAGAGGTTTTGGTATTCTTACGAAGCCTTTTCAGGAACTTCGTAAATTCCTTTCCGATTTCTTGGCTGGTAAGTTCGAATTTCTTCCGAGGACGTTGCAGATCGAAATTCCCAATTTTGGTCGCAGCCAGCCATTCCATCCTGACATGTTGGTCAGGACGGAGGGTGAACGTACAGAACCATGTGCGAGAGGCTTGCGCTATCTCGTGTTCAGCACGGTAAGCCCAGTGAAGGGCTTTTTTCTTCCGGCACCACAGGCAGTGGCGACAAACGACCTTCAAGGTCAGTTCGATGCCGGGCAGCGGCTTGTTTTCCAAGGCACGCTTGATGTTCCCGGTTTGCCGAGAATACAAGACGACGGTCTGTGGATCGTCGCATTGACCGGCGATGTTCCACTCGCCTGCGCGGGTTGAGTACCGCGTGAATGTATCGCTGGACATGGCGTCCACGAACAGGCGTTGAATGCTTTCAACGTCCATTAGCAACACCTGATATGGTGTCAGTTGTGCATATTATATCGAGTCCCCGCGCTACGCGCTGGAATATGCACAATTGGAACGGCAGCGGCCAGATTTTTCGCACGAAATCCCTACAGCCAGTATTGAAACAAGCGGGCTTTCGTGCGAAAAACGCGGTGGGATTGGTCCCACTTTTGGAGAAAAACATGTTCCACATTTCGCTGAAATCCACTGACCCCGAGACCAAGGCAACGGTTCACTGGGAAGGATGGCTTTCGAAGTCCGAGCTTCGGAAGAACATCATCGACTACGCCACGGACTACGACATGGTGACGATCAAAAAAGCGCAGTTCGGCGTTTTGACAGTCGTGGGCGTTGAGGGCGTGGACAATGGGTAACGTCGCCATGATGAGCGGACGTCTCGCCACCGCGAGGGCCTTGAAGACGTTGCACCCGAAATTTGCGCGGCGCTGTAGCGTACTGTACGAGAACCTCGCGGCGATCCATGAGGCCGGTCGCCTTAAGTACCGCTTCGAAATCTTCGAGGGTTTCC